GTGAGGTCTTCAGTCAGTTGGTCAAACTCGGGAGTGTACAGGGTCACCTTGTAAGATATTTCAAAGTAACCGAGGTTCGCGGTGCCGCCTGATTGCTGACTAATGCCGAAGCCGAACAGTCCACTGGACGTCCAGGCCTCATTGGCACTCGTCGATTCAATCTCGTCGGCACTGGTCAGGGAATACGTTCTCACGTTTACCTGACTGCCTTCAAGTAGGGGCGCGTTCAGAAAGTAGGTGCCATCGCCCACAAGGCTGTTCAAGACTGAACTTGGGATCTTCAACTTGTTGTTGACCCACGGTCTATCTGAAGCCGAGTAGCGGTAGCCCACACAATTCTGGAACGTCCTCACTTTGGCACTGTTCCCGTCGGTGGGGTCGGGGTCGTAGAACACGATAACCGAGCCTGTGGCTGTTGAAGCCGACTCTGAGATAAAGTGTATTTCTACATCATCGAACCGAAACCTTTCAAAGCGGTCAGTCATTCCTGACAACCAGGGGAAAATCTCCCCGTTTGCTGGAGTAAGAGGGTACGTCTTGACAAAGAAGCCAGGCGTAGGTCCCACTTCACCAAACACGGCAGGAGCAGCATATTCTCGATGGGTGATGGTAATACCTTGCCCTCTTGAACTGATGTGGTTCCTGATCGTTGGTTGACGACCTGAAAGCCTTGTGGAGACAGCCATGGGCGCAGCCAAAGATTGGCCAAGCCCGGCGTCGCCAACGACCTTCCGGTAGTCCGCTTGTGTATTTGTAGTAGTAGAAGGAGCTCCTTGCCGCCACAAAGGCGGGGGCGGAGGCGCTGATGCTTCGCTGATTTTCTTTCCAGCGTGGTTCAACACCTTGGTAGCAGCTTCCATTGCTGCAGGCATCATTAGGCGTGCCCCTTTGGGCCCGAATTGATGAGTAAGGAGCGTCTGGATTGTTCCAGCTCCATACTTCTCGACACCATAACGCAACACTTTCCCAGCAATGCGAGGTCCGTGTGTGGCCAGAATATTCTGGAACCATGCACGAGCTCCTTGAGCTGGAGGTTGTTGAAGTAGTGTCGAAACCTGTGGTTTCGGTTGTTTCGCTGCCTTGGCAGTTTGAACAGGCGTCGGTCGTTTCTGTCCGTCTGCTTTGGCACCCAGGGGTTTGTTGTTTGGAATCGTCTTTGGCGTTGCGCCCATCCGTCTCGAAGCAAATTTGCTGGAAAACGGGATACGTGCAGCGTCACGGACTGTCCATCCATATCAATGAGGCCCGTGCAGTCTCTTGGCATTTCACCTTTGAAGGTTTTAGCACGGAAGTCCCTGCAGAGTTCGTTCGCTGCAGGTAGCTTATCAGGCTCCGATTTTGGGCTACGCTCAACAAGCGCTTGATATGGACCCCGTCAGTGGTTTCACCCATTGATTAATTGGGTTACTCTTCGTGTCGTTAACCGTTCCTAGGCTGAGTCAGTGTCATCGAAAGGGCATTCTCCGCTTCCCCTCCAACAACTTCTCAGACAACTAGTGTCGGGAATGATTGTTTCACTGTTGCCATTGCAACGCATTCACATAGGCTGCTCTCCACTGATGACCAACCTGATGAGGCGTCAGCGCTTCGCGCTTCTCATCGAACTCCTTTCGGCGTTCGGGGCAGTGCACGCGATGATCCGAGTCAGTGATCTCGTAAAATAGGGACAAGTCGCCAAGGTCACCGGCCTGAAAGGCCTGAAGACCAAAGCGATCTGCTACGGCCCGTTTGAGTATGAGCGGCTTGGAGTTTACCTCCATTGGCCTGCTCCTCACGAGCTTGTAGTTGTCCTTAAATGCGAGGATATGTTCTCTCGTCATTGGTGAAACAAACCACCTTGCTTTCTGATGTTGCATACAGAAAGTACGATATCTCTTGGCCTCCTGGGCAGCGCCATCTGGCGGTGCCTCGTAGAGTGATGTCGCGTAAGCATTGATCAGGGATGAGACGACTGTGTCGAACTCAGCACCCTTGCACTCTGCCTTTGCGATTGTTCCGGCCTCGAGAACATCATACTTTGGAACCCATCTTGGTCGAGCACTTTTGAGCTCGTTCAGAAACCTCAACTCTTTGAGATGGTCGCGGGTGTCAACTTCGTTCTCGAGAGAAATCTCAGGATGTAAGAAGAACATTGCCGCAGCCTTTCGCTGAGCCCGGGTGATTCTGAATTCACCATCAACCCACTTTGGGTCGATGCCGAAACCTCCAAGTTCCACAGGGATAAACCAGTTCGGCCGGAAGTAAAACTTCCCGCTTGAGCGGCGAACCCTTTCTGTGATGCCTTCTGTAAATGACTTCATTGTCATCGAAAGCGTGTAAATTGACTCTTCACAGAGTGACAATTGCTTGTTAATCTCACGTCCGATCATCGTGTAGGGAGTTGAAGATTGGCCTGTTTTGAGGGAGCGCATGAAGACCAGTTTCTGGTTTATGTACCCGCACCTCAGTGCCTTTCGTCCCTGGATGTCAATGACGAAGAATTGACTGTTAATTGTTGCGAAGGAAGTTGTGAAATAATTCTTCCCCAGTGACTTCTTGAATCCTGCCATGAACGTTCCAACACTCCAAAAGAGGTCATAAAAACGCTTCGGACAGAACATCACCAGGTCGTCACCATTAATTCTCAGTGTCGAGCGTATCACCTTGACGTTTTCAATTCGTCTTCGGCGTGAGATCCCAACACATTCCTTAATGTAACATTCCACAGTGTACTCGAATCCTGCAAGGTTGATGCAACAGAGCAGTGGAAAGGAAAGCTGACCGCCCATGGGCTGACCGCTGACCTTCACACACCATTCATCCAGCAACACCTTGTTTTTGCCACTTACCTCATCCTTCTCTTGGACGACGAAGTGCGCCCGCGACGGTCCATAGCTCATAAGAGCCAGACCTGAGAGCGGGTGCTCCTTGACACCATAGAGGGCTTCGATTGTGGTCCGGGCGGGCAGATAGCCAGTTGCATTCTTGTAGTCGATCGACGCGGCGCGCCAATCCTCCACTTCACTATTATCTGGATCGATATCCAGGTAGTCAGCAACGCGGTTCACCGCCTCGCTCATAAATGAGTCGAGACACTCCTCCTTCATTGTAGAGTATTTGGTTTTCTTCCATTTGTCAAGCATTTCTTGCTTAAGCACAGACAGCGGAACGGCGAGGCCCACAGATTGTGGCCCCACGAACCTAACTTTCCCTGGCTCGAAAATTGGACTGATTTTAGTGTCCAGAGCCGGAATGAAAGTATCAACTGCCCACCTGCTGTCGGAATGCGGTTTCTTGTACATGCCAAGGCGTAGACCATTTTCTGGAATCGCGTCGTGCACGGACTGAACCTCAAATCTTGACAGGTTGCCTTCTTCATCGCTTGGGAAGTATCTTTGTCCCTTCGGCAAGTAGCCTACCGGGAGCAACCCTACATCCAACGATTTCACCGATGTATCAAATACCTTCTGGTGAAACTCAGTCAAAGTGTGACAACATGCCTGAACGGCACCCATCTCCTTGATCCGCTTTCGCAGGTCAAAGATCGGGATCAAGAGATTGTTCTCACCCTTAACAAAACACCCCAAGCCCCCACCTTTTCTGATTCCGTTCTCCACGGCAGCACGAGTGCTGGTTGTTGGAGCTCGATCGTAATCTGTGGGTCTCGAGATTGCATCCTCGTCTTCTTTTTGCTTTCGCTTGAAGATGCGTTCACTCACTCTGTTGAGACAGCGGTAGAAGGGAAGGAAATGCTCAACATACTTGTCACGAAGATCGAAAACTTCGTCTTCTGACAGTGCGTTGACCACATCGGCGTCTATCTGGCTTGTTAGCCTGATTTCGTCGCGTGTGGAATCGATTGCAGCTTGTGGAGAAAGCTTCGGGAATCCTTGCGGAGACCCTTTTTGCAGACTCACAAAGAAGCGCATCGATCGCAACTTTTCTTGCGCCGTCTGGTGCTCCCAGCACTTCCTCAACCGTCGACGTATGGTCGTCGCTGCGAAACCCATAAAAAGGTTGAGCGGCTTACCATTTCTCTTCGGGATGAAGGCGGGGACCGGAACGGCCTCTTCCTCTCCGACTGCCAGTCTGAGCAGTTCACAGGTGTGGTACTTTGCGAATTTAATCGCATTGTCCGTACCCATTCTTTCCATTCGCTCTAATCGCTGATACATTCTGTTTAATGCGATCTTGAGCATTGGGAGCCTCTCGGTCATCTCCTCCTTCGGCGTAAAGCCTACAAAAGGGATCGCAAGACACAACAGGACCTCAAATGCCGCCTTTTGGGCGCCAACGAGAGTCCGCGGTCCTTCGACCTGACCAGTCAACTCCTTCACTTCTTCGTAGTGGCCCTCCCTGACAAAGGGTAGGACCGCACATAGACCAGTTTCGACCTGGTGGAATTTTCCACCCAGAGCACACTTAGTGCTAGGTCTTACTGAATCAATGGCTGCTACACGCGTTTTTTGCAACGTCCGGAACTTTTTCCGAACACCGCGAACCGCCAGACCCTTTTGGTCGGCAGCCGGGACTGACATCGATGTCACGTCCCTCCTCGGTAATTCTTTCATGATGAGCTGATCGTTTGATTGGCTTGTCATGGG